AATGAAATCAAAAGTGCGCTGCGGTCGGGGGAAAGTTCGATTGCAAATGTTAAGCCTGCCGAGCCTGATAAATTGCCCGAAAACGCCGAAAAAATGTGGTTTGGGAAAGTTGACAAATAATAGCACATAATGATATTATATTTATAGACAAAAGAATAAACAGTTAAGAGCCGAAATCGCCCGACAATCACGGGAATGTGAGTACACTCTTGACTTTTGGTAAGTTTCGACACGGACTTTCGCTACCGTAGTTCGGACAAAAAAGCCCTTGTAAATTGCTGAAAGGCAGCAAGTTTAAGCAGGGGCTTTAATTTTTTTGAAATTTTTTCTATTTTTTAAGAAAATCTCTTGACGGCGGTGGTCGAAAGTGGTAATATTTGTTTATCAACAGTAGGAGGTCATAAAAAATGACTAATAAAGAAAGGCAAAAGAGCCTTGATAAACAAAAGTGGGTAAACAGCGAAGATTTTGGCTATGATTTAAGCGGGAAACTCTTTTATTGCGACCATTGCAAGTTTCAAACGGAGCGCAATATGGTGAAAAGTTGTATAGCAAGTCAAAAACAGCGCGAAGAAAAGAGCCTTTGCGCCACGGCTTATAACAAAATGGTTAGAGGAGGAAATAAATAATGGATAAACTTTTACAATATTCGGGAATGTTGGAACGCTTTGCTTTCTTGTCGTTGCTCCGTTCGGGCAACAAAATTGTCGGGGAAACGGTTGATTTTACCGATGAGCAAAAAGAAAGGCTTAAAAATTATTCGGAAAATTTATAAAACCCGTTGACAAAAGTAGGCGTTGGTGGTAATATCAAAGAGTAATCAACGTTTACTCCTGACATAAAAACACATTGGTTACTAATTGCGTAGCGAGGTTTAACCTTGCCGAGACCGCGATTGCCGACTTATATGGGTTGGTTATGATAAGGTTATCTCGAAAGTTCCCTTGTTATGTAAAACATACTGTCATATAAGCGGTTAGGGCGATGAACCAACCTAATTGCCCAACTCCTTTGCTTTGTATCAAATAGTGTTGCTTCGGCATTGTTGTTTGTACATCTATAACTCCTTTATGCGGTCTGGGCGACACCGTACAAAAAGTCGCCCACTCCTTTATTTTTTGCATTATGAGCGTAGATAATTATGCAAATACAATAAACATTTGTAATAAAGAACTTAATAAGCGACTTAATAAAAAAGTGTTGTGGGACGATGATGAAACCGTTTCACAACTTTTTGATATTCTTTACACTGCCTATTGGCAACAAATCCATAAAGTTTTAGTGCCACAAGAGAATAAAACGGCGGAAGCGGAAATTCGCTCACATATTAGGTGCATTATTTCTAATCACCTATTGCCTTTATATGCCAAAGTGGAAAAATTGAGCAAGATTGCGAAAAAATCGCCCGAAAATACAAAGTTATTGAATAAGTATATGGAACTTTACGATAACTTTTATGCGCTCGCGGCGTTTCGCTCGCTTAAACACTTTGCCCTTTATATGGAATTTGACACCGACCCGAAAGATAGGGTGTGGGAAAATGTAATGCCTTGCTTTGAGGGACTTTACTTTTATATAAACAAAATGGTGCTTGACGGCTCTATAAAACATATATGTAAACAATATCCGACGGGCTTCGGCAAATCGTTTTCGGATATTGAAGCCATATCTTTTATATTTGGTATAAACCCTATAAACAATGATGTAATGAAAGTGGTGGGCAACCCCACGCTTGTGTCGGACGTTATGACGGGCATAGTCAATACAATGAGTAGTGCGAGATATGCCAAAGTGTTCCCATATTACGCGCAATTTAACGGCAAGGAAGAGATTTTTTCCATTTGTAGAATAAGTCAGGGCAATCAGGGAATTTTGGTAATAAACGGCTCTAAACGCCCTAAATCATTCCTTTGTTGCGGAAAAGAAACCGCTATTGACGGCGGTCGCTTTAAGTATAGATTTTATGATGATATTTGTAGGTCGAAAGACAAGGAAAATATCAATGAACACGACAAGGACTGGGCGAGATATAACGATTGTTGGAAAAAGCGTGAGTACGACCAGTATAAATCATTTGAGATAGCGGGTGGCACTGCCTATTCAATTTATGACTTTTTGTCAAGATACAAGGAAAAGTTTGGCGCAAAAAAAGCCGTTCCCGATACCCGCTTTAAGTACACCTATGTGAACGAAAACACTCGATTTGTTTCGGTGTCCTGCCCTAAACTTGACTTTGACACCGATGAAAGTACTTATCCCGCAAAATATTCAACAGCGGAAGCAAGGGAAGAACGCAATAGAGATATGCGTACCTTTATGGCAATGGAACAACAATCGCCATTACCGCCAGAGGGAACGCCCTATTATTGGGATAATTTAAGATTATATACGGATTTGCCCGCAAAAGAGTGCAACGGTGGCACGAGAAGTGATTTTTCGTGGGCGGCACTTGACTTGCCGAGAAAAGGAAACAACTATGCCGCGCTTGGCATTTTCTATCGGGATAACAAGAGCAAGGACTTTTTCTTCACCGATTGCGTTTATGAAAAGAAACCGCTTGACGGGAAAATCGCCGATAAAGAGTTGTTGGACTATATTTGCGAAAAAATGGTTTTCCACAAGACAACTAACCTTGTCGTAGAAACAAACACGAACTCAATGATTGTAAGCGAGATAAGGAAAAGGCTTGCGGCACTTGGGTGGTCGTGCAATATTATACCGCAATACTCTTATGAAAATAAAGAAGTAAGGATATTTAATACCCAAAGCGCGATTTTGGAGCGTATTCGTTTCCCTGACCGAAAAATGTTCCCCGAAAGTTCAAATATGGGGCAACTTATGCGCCACGTTGTTTGCTATGCTTATGACGGCAAAAACGACGACGGAATTGATATGATTTCGATGTTTGCAAAGGCGTTTGTAAGCAATGGCGTGAAAATGGGAGCGATTGAAGTGCTTGAAACTCGCCGATAAATATTACTTTTTTTTATTAAAAATATGTTGACATATATAAAAAATGTTTGATAATATAAAAATAAGGACATTGCGATTATGGAGAAGTATGTAATTTGCCCTTGCTGCAAACGGGCTGATAAGCCGCTTGATATTGAAGTTCCCGACGGATTTGAGGTGGACTTTGATATGCGACACTACACACATAAAACTTTTTGTGATAATTGCCGTAGAGTAATTAAATATAGTTTTAAGCAAAAACAAAATAACTGATTTCTATTGCGCAGACAGTGGTTTGCGCTCTTTCTATTGAGGTATAACGTGATATTCGATTACGGCGGTATTAAAAAAATCAAAATCCCCTTTAACAAAGAGGAATTTTCTGCGTTTACAATAAACGAACTCATCTCGGTATATACGAAATATATGCCGTTTTGTGTGCAAGTTCATAATCTTAACGTTATCAAAGAAGATTACTTGTATAACTATTTTGTTGGCAAGCAGGATATTCGCACCAAAACAAGGGCGTTTCTTGGCGATGACGCAACAAATACCGACGCAAATCAGCGCGTTGTTGAAAACCACGCAAATGCACAAGTAACATTTAAGGTTGACTTTTTAATGGGCGACGAAATGCAATTAACGCATAAATCGGACGTTGAGAGCGACGACCTTATCTACCTTGACAATTTCCTTGAAGATAGCGGGTTTTTCACGGCTTTCCGCGAAACCAAAAAAATGATGTATGCGGTGGGCATTGGCACGACTTATTGTGTTCCCCGCACCGATATTATCGAATATGACGAAAACAATAGAGCGAGATATAGTAAAGAGTACGATAAAGACACTATGTCGCCGTTCATTTGTGAAGATGTTGACCCCCGCTATAACTTTGTTGTATATTCTAACTATTATGGCGAAGAACCGCTGTTTTGCGTGAGCATTATTGTTGACGACGCAAACGATAAGTGTGTATTTCTCATTAACAATGGTAAATTTACACTTAAATGCGAGGGGTCTTATCTTGGCGCAACTTCCGTGCCTTTTAGCGGTGATTATGCTATTTCGGAAATCACTAAAAACGCATTTACTCAACTTCCTATCATTGAACACGCTCGTAATAAAGAGCGTATGGGTATTATTGAAACCAACAAGGACTTGCTTGATGTAATCAACCTTATCGTTTCAAATAGTGCCGACGCAATCATTGACACCGTAAATAATATCCTTGTCTTTGAGAATGTGGAAGTTGACGAAGAAACCGTAAAGGCAATGCGCCGCGGTGGTACGATTAAAGTAAAATCTTCGGGCGACCCGAATATGCCGAGCAAGGTTTACACTCTTGAAGTGAAAATGAACCACTCGGACGTCAATGTATTTTATGAACAAAGAGTAACCAAAGCATACGATATAGCGGGCGTGCCTATTGCAAGCGGTGTTACAACAACGGGCGGTCAAACGGGCAAGGCAAGACTTCTCGGCGGCGGCTGGGAAAATGCTTATACAAAAATCAAGGGCGATATTATCGGTATGAAAAAAAGCGACTATGCTTTGCTGAAACTTATCCTTGATATTTGCCGTACTGTCCCTGACACCAAAGTTGATGAACTTTCGGCAAGCCAAATTGAAATCAAATACAACATCAACCCGAATGACGATATTTTGTCCAAAGCGCAAGCGGCGAACAACTTGTACAACATTGGTATGCCGCCCGAGATGATTTTGACCGATACAGGCTTGTCAATGGACGCGCACACTGACGGCTTTAAGTGGCAACAATATATCGACCAGAAAGCACAAAAGGAAGCGGAAAAGGCGGAACAAGCCCTTGCCGCAACCCAAAAAATCGTTGGAAACGGCGATAATAACGACGGACAAAACGATTACAACAAAAATAAGGCGGTTGCAAAGCCGAAAGGCTAACACATATATAAATTTCTCGACCTTGCAGAGATATAAATACAAGGCGGTCTATGCGGAGAGCCACTTCGCGTTTACAAATCAAGGCTGACCGACGGAGCATTATGGAACTCAAAGATTTACTCGGCGAAAATTACAAAGACGGTATGACGATTGAAGAAATCAATACCGCACTCGCAAACAAAAAGTTTGTTGACCTTTCAGGTGGCGGATATGTTTCCATTGACAAGTTCAAAGCAACGGAAAAAGTCGCTACCGACGCAAAAGCGGAACTCGAAAAAATAAGGCAAGCGTCTATGTCGGAAGAAGAAAAACGACAAGAAGAATGGAACGCTTTGCAAGCGCAGTTGGATATTCTTACCAAAGAAAACCAAAAGAACGCGTTTGAGAAGAAACTTTTGGCAAACGGCTATGACGCCGAGGAAACACAACAAATTATGGCGAACCCTGACGACCCTGCGATATATGCACAAATTATGAAAACCCGCATAGAAAAAATAGTCGCACAAAATAATGCGGAAAACTTGAAAAATAGTGTAAAATTACCGCAAGCAAGTCCCGACGGGAAACCTAAAAAACTTACCGATTACTCTATGAGAGAACTTAACGAACTTCGTGATAGTAATCCCGCACTGTATCGGCAAATCTTAAACCAAAAATAATTATTAGGAGAAAACTAAAATGGCAGTTTTTGATAGCAAAATTTTTAACGGCGAAGTATTTGAAAGATATACGCAGACCGTATCCGACCTGCGTAGGAATGAACTTCTTAAAGCAGGTGTTTTCGTAAATGTTTCGGGCGATATGAGAGCAAGGTTTTCCGAACAAGTTGGCTCACACATCGTTACCGAACCCATTAAAGGCGCACTCGGCGGCAACCCCGTAAACTATGACGGTGCAACCGACATCGACGCAAGTTCTCGCGCGACCATTTCGCAAAAGAAAGTCATCGTCGGTCGTGCAAAGGCTTGGAGCGAACTCGACTTTTCGTCCGATATTACGGGCGGCGAAAACTTTTTGCCCCTTGCAAACGAAGTTGCCCACTATTGGGATAACGTCGACCAAAACACGCTCCTTGCTGAACTCGCGGGCATTTTCGCTATGAGCGACGCGGACGGCAAGAAATTCGTTGCGGCACACTCATACGATATTTCGGGTGCAACCGAAAACAAAGTTGGCGTAACCACGCTCAACACGGCAATTCAGCGTGCGGGCGGCGACAACAAAAACGCTTTCACCGTTGCAATTATGCACAGTGCGGTCGCCACGAGCCTTGAAAACCAAAACCTTTTGGAATACCTGAAATACACCGACGCAAACGGCGTACCGCGCGACCTTTCTCTTGCAACTTGGAACGGCAGGGTTGTCCTTGTTGACGACAATATGCCCGTTGTTCCCATTTATACCGCTTCTTCCGACACGCAGGTTCAGGCGGGCAAAGTGTACTACACTCAATCGGGTGGGGTATATTCGGTTGTTTCTGCACCCTCTGGCAACCCGTCCACCTCGAACTATTACGAACTTACGGGCGCAACCTATACCACTTACATTCTCGGTCGCGGCGCGTTCGAGTATGCCGACGTTGGCGCAACTGTTCCTTACGAAATGAACAGAGACCCCGCAAAAAATGGCGGCAAAACTTTCCTTTACAGCAGACAACGCAAAATGTTTGCACCGCGTGGCATTTCGTTCACGAAAGACGGCGGCACTTCCCCGACGGACGCGGATTTGCAATCTGGCGCGAACTGGGCTATCGCAAAATCGGCTGACGGCGCGGTTACTTACCCCCACAGAGCAATTCCTATCGCTCGTATCATTAGCCGCGGCTAATTACTAACAATGAGATTTTAGGAGATAAGATATGGCAGATATAAATTCACTGGTTGACAATATGAAAGACGAGTTCAAAAACGAACACGATTATTTGTCGGAAGATGAAGTCGATAGGCTTTACAATAAAGCACTTGGCATTTATCTTGACATATCTTTCCCCTATGCTCACGAAATCGTGGCAATCCCCGAAACTCGTCCCCGTGCGGTCGGCTGGGTGAGAGATTGTATGCAAGAAATCCTTGAAAGGAATGGCGTAAATGCTCGCTCTTACAGTGAAAACGGGCTTTCCATTGTTTATGACGCAACTATGATAAGCAATGGGTTAAGGGCAAGGCTTGTTCCGTTGGCAGGTGAAGTCAAATGAGATTAGGTAGTTATGTTTGGTGGTGTCGATATAATGGCGTGAACGAATACGGCTCGCCGTCATATCTTCCACCTATTAAAATAAAAACTTCTTTTAATTACTTTACTTGTCAGCCTATTACCGAGTATAATGATATTAAAGTATTTGGTGAAGATAGTTCTTCCACTTGGAAAGTGATGATACCCGTGGGGATTTACGAAAGTAAATTTCCGATTGGCGAAAAAGACCTTTTCTATGTGGACGGGGCAATGCCGAATACTAAATCAAAAGACTATATAAGTGGCGACGGAGCAAATGCTTTTGTTAGCCGCCCACCTACCGTCGTCAATAAATTTACAAGAGTTTATTTGTCGGCAAGAACGGAAGAAAAATGATAGACAAACGCGGGCTTCAAAGATTTACAAAAGCGGTAAACTATTTGGCAGACGACAATAAAGAATATCGCCGAGTGATTGGCGGGGCATTAGCGGACGCGGGACGAAACGTCGCCGATGACGAGTTCCACAAATATCATTTTGAAAATGGTCAAAAGGTATGGGACACCCCGTATGCGAAAGACTTTACAATTATAGTTGGTTCGCACGAAATATATACGGGGCGCAACGAAATTACCGCGACAGGCAAGGGTGTTTATTATGCCGAATTTGGCACGGGCATACTTGGCGAGTTAGGCGATTACAAAGGGAAACTTCCCACCGAAAACCACACTTTTATCAGCCACGGACAAATCCTTTCAACCGACGGCTGGGTATATAACTATTATCAAAAGTTATATGATAAAGAAGCCGAGCCGTGGAATGGTTTTGCTCCGATTGCAGGACTTTATAAGGCTGGCGACTATTTGCGGAAAAATTGTGTTAAAATAGCAAAAGACGCTCTTCGCGGTGTCGGCAAAAGACGCTTTATGCGTTAAGGAGAACTTATGGACGAATTTCTTAAAGACTTAATTGAGTATATAAATAAAGGACTTCAAGCGGACGGCGGTTTCCCCGCCAAAATTAAAGTCGTTAGAGCATACTCAAAAGAAACAAAGATTGAAAGCCCGCAAGTATCTCTTTATGTTATAAGCGATGACGATACGACACGCGCCTCTACCTTTAATGCGGAACACGCAACCGATTATCCCGTACAATTCTATTGCTATTGGAAAGACGGGATTAAGTATAATGGAGTGCCTTACGGCGCACAACAAGGCGCGGAATTGCTTGGGAAAAAGGTTTCTAAACTCTTTGAAGATAAGGAAGCCACGATTGCATATAACAAAAATATAAGACTTGTAAACAAGGTTGGCGGTGCGCCTTTTGGTATGCCCGTGTCAAATGGCTCAGCAAACTACCAAACCGTGCCACGCTTTGTTTTTACTGTTATCAAGCCATACTCGGCTATCAATGAGTAAATAACTTTAAGGAGAATAAAAAACTATGGGAATTGCTTTGACCTCTATCGGTATTAAGATTTCCTATGCGACGGAAGCCACAAAAGGCACTCGTCCTACTACGGGATATACGGTTTTGCCCGACTTAAAATCTATCCCCGACTTTAACCCCCAACCTAACACGGCTGACGCAACGACTTTTGACAATCTCGAATATACGAGTTATGTTAAGTTGCTTAAAGATATTGGCGGGGCTTTGGAGTTCAACGCGAACCTTACGCAAGATTTGTACGACGCGTGGTCGGTTATGATTACGGCTCGTAACAATCTCACGGACGGCAAACAAATGTGGTATTGCGTGGATATTCCGAATTTCGATAAGTCGATTTTCTTTACGGGCGACCCGTCGGAAATGGGTATTCCGTCGGCGGAAGCCAACTCGCTTTTGGAAACTTCGGTTTATATCGTTCCCACGAGCGAACCCGTTTTTGCAGACAACCCCACTTATGGCGCATAATCACTTGAAATGGAGAAATGTAAATGAGTAAAACTTCCATTAAAATCACTATCAACAACAAAGAGTATTCCTATGATTTTGCAAAGTTTGGTTTTTATGCCCTTTGCACAGCGGAAAAGGAATACGGGCTTAACCCCCTTGAACTTGAAAACAATCCTATGTCAACAATTCTTTCCTTGTTTGCCTTTGTAGCGGGTATGGACGTTGACAAAGCGGGTGCGGAAATCGACGCTCACCTTGCAAATGGTGGGTCGTTTGAAGATTTATTCCCCTTGCTTACGGGCTTTCAAGAGTGCAGTTTTTTTCAGTCAATGGGCAAGAGCAAGAAATAATCGGGGATAACCCCACACAAACAAAAAACAAATCCGTGCGAGAGTATGGTAGTTTTTCATCTTGGATAGAGAATGAATTTTTACTGCCATACCTCAAAATCGGAGGCACTCGGCGAGAATTTTGGGAACTCACCCCACACGATATACAACTTGATTTTAAGGCATATCAAGAGCGTATGGAAGATGAGAATAATAGAATGGTGCAAAGTGCGTGGGCAATCGGGCTTTATGTTAGAGCCGCGCTTGCTTCCACTCCCGTAATTATGGGATATTCAAAGCACTCACCCCCGAAATACCCCGACTTGCCCCAAATTAAGAAAAACGATGAAAATTATACCGAAAAAGCAAAAGACGAAGCGTGGGTTGAAAAAGAACGCCAAAGAGCGTGGGACTTTTTTGCGAATTTAGGTAAAAAATAAATGAGGTGCTAAATGGCGGATAACAACGAAATTGATAGCCTGAAATTAGGGATAGAAGTTGGCGACCTATCAAGTTCCGATATTAAAAACATAAAGGACTTATCAAGTAGTTTAGCCGCCCTTGATAAAGTGTTATCTTCCGAGTTTATGAAAAACTTGGAAACTTTGTCGCACTTAAAAATCAATGTAAATGTTTCCGAACTTAAACAAGCAGCGAAACAAGTACAAAAAGCGGTTGCCCCTGAACTTAAAGACGGGGCTATTTTTGGTGGCGACATTGATATTGCGGAAGAAAAGAAGAAACTGCAAAAGGTGATGAAACAACGCCAACAGGCGATTGATGAAAACCTTGAATATTCTCAAAAAATCTTTGACGGCGCGAGTGGAAATCCGTTTCAATTAAGAGCGGAAGAGTTGCAAAAAGAACAAGACGTTGCACAGGCGACCTTGCAATCTTACAAAGAAATGGCAAAGGAAGCGCGTAAAACAAAACAGGCACTTGAAAGCACTATTTTCGGCGCAAATTCCAAAACTTCCTATCAATATATCGGCAAGGACTTAACATCGGTCAAACAAACCATAACGGGGACACTTGACAAAATCACTATTACCACAAAAGGCAAGTCGAATGAAGTCAAGAAAGCCATTGATAGCATATTTGAAGAGAGTGGCAAGTCCGCAAAAGATAGTGCCGCTGTATTTATCGAAAAAGGTGTTATCGAACCCGAAATCAAAGCCAACGAGCAACAAAAAAAGCATATAATCCTTTGGGAAAAGTTTAAGCAAAAAGTTAAGAGCGTTGGCGAGGTTATAAAGAAACTTGGCGACCGTGAAGATAAAGAAGAAAAGAAGAGCAAGGCTTCGGGGTTTGGCGGGAAACTTGGCAAGGCAATCGTCCGTGTCGCTATTTATCGTGCAATTCGCGCAGCAATTAAGAGCATTGTTCAAACAATAAGGCAGGGCTTGCAAGCATTTGCGGAGTTTAGCCCTAAATTTGAGCAGACAATGACGGCGTTGACTTCGGCGGGACGAAACTTCAAGATGAGTTTCACTACCGCTTTTGCGCCGATTTTGGAAAGTATTGCCCCTGCACTTATACAAATACTTAATTCCTTTACTCAATTAAATAATAGGCTTGCGGAAACAATCGCTTACTTGAAAGGTGCGGGCGAGTACACCAAAGTAAACACCGAATATCAAGAGCAATATAACAAGGCGGTAAACCTTTTGCCCTTTGATAAATTCAACGTTTTACAGCAAAGCAGTTACGGCGGGTTTGAAAAGGCTGCGGTAGATACCGAGAAAATGGCGAAAAACGCGCCTAAATTTGAAAAAATTAAGGCGGTCATAACTTCGTTCAAAGAAACGCTTAAAGCCGTTGTAGGCGCGCTTGGAAAGGCTTGGGAATTTGTTAAGTCTATCTTTGGGGAGTACGGCGATGTAATTCTCACCGTTATGAAAGCAAGTATCAATTTCGGCAAGCAAATATGGGAAGTGCTTGGCGCATTGATAAACGCAATAAAAGTTATCCTTAACCTTGACTTTTCAAAGAGTATTATATATTCGTCGCTTGCCGTTTTTGCGGGCATACTTACAACGATTGTCGGCATTGCTAAAACCTTTTTGGATATACTCAAATCTATCCTTACGCTTGATTTTTCGGGCTTTGGCGAAAGAGTAAAGGGTTACTTTAATTATGGTTTTACTAAAAACTTATGGAATAGAGGCGGTCGCGGTAGAGGCATTAAGAACTTCTTTAAGGGCTTATTCAATATCGGCACTTATGCGACGGGCGGACTTCCCGATACAGGCTCATTATTCCTTGCGGGCGAGCGTGGTGCGGAACTTGTAACAAATGTTGGAAGTGGGCAATCGGCGGTTATGAATATGCAACAACTGCAACAAGCGATTTATGGCGGTATGGTTTCGGCACTTTCGACAATGCAACAAGTCGGCGGACACGAAACAGCACAACCTATCACGGTGAAAATCGGCGAAGATACGCTTTTTGAAATCACAAGGAAATCGGCAACCCGTAGAGGACTTGACTTTGCAAAGGTATGAGGTAGATTATGGCATTAACGGCTGAACAACTTGCGAGATTGCCGCAAGCGTTGCAAGACAACTATAATAGAACAAGGCTTGATTTAGTGGAAATAGACGGGGAGAAGTTCTCGTCCTATTCCACTTTTACTTATTATGAGGCAAAAACCTATGTAAAAAGCCCCACAAGGTCGCAAACGGGCGCAATGGGCAACCTTAATTCCTATGCAACTTTTGTTACTCCCCGCCTTAAAATATCTTTTAACTATATGGATATTGATGTTTATAGGCGACTTATCCAACTTATCAATAGCAAGAATGAGTTTACAGTTACTTGTTATGATGTTGAGAGCGATACAAGGGTAACAAACAAGATGTATTTTTCGCCTAACGATTATCCCGAAATCTATCAGCAAAAACTCAAAGTGCTTGGCTTGCTCAATTATGAGATTGAACTTGTCGGCACAAATAACGACCTTGACTATGTTTCGTTGACTTATAATGCAAACACCACCGATACGGTCGCACAAATGCCCATAAGCCGTGAAATTCCGAAAAACACGAATGTTGTTATAGGCGGAGGCTCAACGCCCACAAGGAGCGGATATGAGTTCGTTAAGTGGGGGACTTCGGCGGACGGCTCGACGTTTAACTATCTTAACGGCGAAGAATATCTTATTTATAAGAATACTACTCTTTATGCTATTTGGAGAGCAAGTGTATGATTGAGTATTCGGCAATAATAAAGTCCATAAGCGCGGCAACAAACGAGATTTCGGCAGCGACCTATGAACGCGACGGCACTTATCTTACGTCAAACACGGCGAATATTTTTAGCGTGTGTAATACACAGGCAAATGTCGGCGCAACCCCGTTTTTGTTAAGTCATAGCAAGTTAGGCGGGGGGCATACTTTTGCACCTAAAAAGGTCGATTATTCAATAGTAAGCATATATAGCATTTCTGGGACGGGTATTTATGATGTATATATCATTTGTGCCGCTCCCGCACAAGGACTTACCATTGCGTTTGACACCTATAATAATCGCTATCCCGCAAAGAGAATGTTCGGAAACACAACTGCGAGCATATACATTAACGGAAAGTATTTTAATATAGATAATGCAATTACATATTTCCCCGTTGAAACAAAGACAGGAAGCGTTGGGGAATATGAGAATGTGCCGTTGTATAATATAAGCATAAGTGCGGGTATGGACGACACAGGCTCAAAAAACGGCAAATACCCCACTATTATCAGCGGCATTAACATAGGTGTAAGATATGCGGTTGATAAAATAAATATGGTTGATATGGATATATCTCAAAGCGATAGACCGACGAACAACAAGCCCATTTTCGGCGTTATGTCGGGAACTGCGTCGCTTAAAGTGAAAGACGACGGTGGGGAGTTGCTTGGATATGTACAAAATAAGACCATAGGGCGCAATAGCCCCGTTGAGTTTATAATTAAGAACTCCACGGCAAACAAACAACAAAGTGTCGCCAAAATGCTTATTTCGGACTTAAAATACGATGTAAATAACTTTAACATCGACATTGAATTGTCCGACGGGCTTTTGGATTTGCAAGAAACCGAAAGCAACGAGATTAAAATGAGTACAACGCCGATGACCGCAAAGGCTGTTTTTGAAAGGTTAAAGGCTTATGTAACGAAATATGAGTTTGCTATTACGGCAAATGCGGAAACGATAATGTCGTCAACCACAATAAAATATCCGTTTTTGGAACAATCAAAAGTGTGGGCGGCATTTGATAAACTTTGCAATCTATGTGGGTTGTATATGTATATGGGTGCGGACGGCAAAATCGTCATCGACACGCAACTTCTTTCGTGATTATGGCAATAGTAATTAAAGCAAAAAACATATACGGCGATATTGATAATAACAAAATTGTCAATAACGAGATAAAGACCGTAAACTTTTCGGAGAACAACATTGCGGTCGTTTCCAACACCTCGGTGGGCAATACGAGTTTTAGTGGGTACACGAGTGAAGAATGTACTTATTCGCGTGCGCCATTGACGTCGGAACAACTCACGGCACGGAACACAGGGCTTACGCTTAAACAAAGGGTGGCTTCCAACACAAAATACCTTGGGCAAGGAGATGACTATTATATTGCATATTTTCAAGTGAATGTGCCTATTTCGTCGCCCATTGATTTATCGCAAGCGTTGTCCTTTGATTACAATTACACAACGGGCAGAGGTCGTAAGGGCGGCGGTGGAGATACCAAAACGGGAACAATTACGGGCAATGTCGCTCAATATTATGACAACTATGCCACGTTTAGGAATGTTGGCGTTGAGTTAAAAGACGGCGAACAAGGATATGCCCCGAAATTTGAGTTAGGTGTGCTATTAGACGGCACAACTTCTAACAACTTATCTTTGGCTTTCGGGGTTATTTATGACTATAATCATACATATCCCTACTCGTCTGAATATACGGGATTTACATATATTTATGATAGATATTTGGTACAATCCGTTTCGGCAAGCATTGCGGGGCAACAATTTCAAGTGTCAAGTGCGCCCGTTTCAATCGGCACGGGGACTTTCGCACAAAGTTTATCATATAATGAACTTTATCAAACGGAAACTAAAATAACAATCGGGGAAACCACTGAAAAAATCGGCACTTTTCTCGCAAATAAAATTATAAATAAGTGGACAAATGGTAAAGAAACTGCTAAACTATTAGTAGAATATGGCGAATATTATGACACTGACGGCAATTTAGTCAAGAGCGTTGAAAGCAACGACAAGTCAATGATATTCAAAATCGGTGAAGTTGTGCGCCCTTATGTCAACTCGGTTAGTGGCGACACCCCTATGTCGAAAAACATTGACGGGACACCAAAAGACTTTTTGATTATCGGGGTAGAGCCTTTCTATGACGGTGCTTGTTGGCAAAGGCTCACTCTTTTAGAATATTGAGGTATTTATGGCAAATTTTACACCTAAAAAAATAGACACCAGCACAATCAATTCGGGGCAGGAATATGCGGTTGGCGACCTTGTTGCACCGAGCGCAATTAACTCGCCGATTGAAAGTGGCTTGTACACCGAGATTATTGCGGACGGACTTACGCAAGCCCCCGATATAAGTCAAATCGCAGGGGGCGGCACGCCCACGGTTGAGTTTGTGGACGGCACGACTGTCAACGGCGTGAAAACAAAGAAGTTCGCTTTCAAAAATCTTGTTGGCGGGGGTGGGTATGCTTCTTTTGTTGGATATAGCGGAAACGAAAAGATTGTTGTTTCAAGTATATCCACATCGACTTACTTTGATGTTCCGCTTAAAACGGGCGGAGCAAATTCATTTGTTATAACTCCAAAAATAAATGATACTACTAATTTGCCTTTGGTAGTTTCAGCGAATGATACTCCCCATTATTATCCGTGTGTGGTTTATTCGATTAAGCCTGCGCTCGGAATGGTAGGTTTACGAATACTCTCTACAATTCATATATAAGAAACGGAGATAAACGATGAACGATATACAAATTGAAACCAAAAACTCACCGTGGTATGAAGATGAAAAGTGGCATTGGTATGTCAAAAACACTGTATCATTAAGATATAAGTTTGATAATTTAGAAGTTGCCACGGGCGACCGCATTGAAGTGCATTTCTATGACCGCAAGGGCGCGGAAGTGCTTTCTTACACTTATAACAACTTGGAGCAACAAACAGACCCCGTTTCTAGCACAAAGTTCGTCCAAATCATTATTGATATTGACGAAGTGGATAGTGAGAAACTTACAAAGGGCGATTATGTGTTCTGTATCACCTATTATGGCAAAGGCGAGAACGACGAAGAGAACATTAAAACCATTTGTGCAAATCAAAATGTTGAGGTATTAAGTTGCCACTAATCAATGACGCTAACGATTTCGGCGTAGATGTCTATGTTGATGTCGTTGGGAAAGACAATATAAATGTTGAGATAGGCGCGGACGGCTCAAAAAAGGACGTAAATGTCAAAATTGAAGAGCCGCAGGGTGCAAGTGTTACCGCCGATGTTTTAGGGCGTAAAAACGCAAATGTGAGCCTTGCCGCAGACGATACCACTTTATCCGCTTATACGAATTTGAGTGGGGCAGAGCCGCAATATTTCCGCGACCACGTTCTCAATATGAATAACCCGCACCAAACGACGGCGGAGCAAGTGAAAGCCGTGCCGTTGGAGTTGGACGGTTTTGCACGCATTGACCCAACCGCAAACACCAAAGGTTTTCGGCAGCAAGCGTTTGTCTATGTAAACAAGGGAAATCAAGGTTTCCGAATGTCATTGCAAGAGATTAAGGACTTAAACACTAAAATAGTTGACGCAAAGAGCCACAAGAGCGTAAACTCGGCGGATTTGAGTGTCGGCGATTATATTTTTAGCGAAGATTAAGGAGATATTTTATGGCTGAAAAAAGGAAAATCCATAGAGTAGTTGACGCACAAGGGACACTTGTGCAAGTTTTGCCCGAAACGAGTGCGGAACAAGTTACGCTTGCCGATACCGCTAATAACTTTACTTCGACGAATGTTGAGGGTGCGCTTGCCGAAGTTGCCGAAATAGCGAAAACTGGTGGCGTTACGGGCGTTAAGGGCGACGCTGAAACCGAATATCGCAAAGGCAATGTAAATATTACAAAGGCTAATATAGGACTTGGTAATGTAGATAATACGGCGGACGCAAACAAAGTTGTCAAGGAAGCGAAAAAGACGACGGGTGCGATTAGTGTTGTAGGCAATGATAGCACAAACGCTGAAAAGTCCATAACCTTTGACGGCTCGGCGGACAAGGAAGTTACCTTTAATAACGGCGATTTTGTTACAACGCTCACGGGTAGCAATTTGCAAGTTGCGATTGCGGACAAGGGCTATGCGACAAAGACCTATGTGGACACGCAAGACGGTAAAAAACTTGACAAGGCGGGTGGCACGATTACGGGCAATTTGTCGGTCAATGGTGGCGTAACGGTTGGCGGAAATCTCACGGTCAACGGCACGACGACCACGATTGATAGCACCACGCTTCAAGTCAAGGATAAGTTGATTGAAGTTGCTCACGGAAACACCACAAAACTTACAAGCCCCGCTGGTTTGGTTGTGCCTAAATACGACGGCACTAATTCAGGTGCGCTTGTCTTTGACGGCGACGGCATGGCGCAAGTCGGCAAGGTTGTGCTTGACGCGGCGGGCAACATTGACACCACAAAGAGCGGACTTCAAACGCTTGCAACCCGCACTAATCTTGTCGGGGGTAATTTGGTGCAATATGATAGCACTAATAAGACACTGGTGGATAGTGGCAAGAAAGTCGGTGATTTTGCGCTTAAAACCGATATTCCGACCGTTCCTACCAACTATGTAACAACGAACACCGTACAAGATATTAGTGCGGCGAAAAAATTTAACGCCACTATTAGAGTAAACAACATTTCTGTAAAAGCGTCTAACTCAACTGGCGACCTTAATGTTTTCCGCAAAAGTAGTAATGATGAATTGATTTTTGGCTCGGGTGGAGGTACTCTTTCTTTTGAGGGTAGCGGCGACCGTCCAAAATATAAACTAATGAGCGGGGCTTTTGACACTAACCCTGTTGTAAAGGACATCGCCCTTGTAGAAGATATTAGCACCACAAAAGTGGAAAATGCGTCGCGTGCAGACGTTGCGGTGCGAGTTGAAAATGAACTTACCTTTACAGTGGGTGCAAGCACAGTATTTAGGTACGACGGTAGCGAACAACGCCAAGCCGCATTTAACAGCGACGACTTTAATTATTCATCTTTGTCCAATTTTATTGGACTTAAAAATACTGGTGTAACGGCAGGCTCATATTCCGCAGTAACTGTTGACGCAAAAGGTAGAGTAACGGCAGGTGGCAAGTCGGTTGAGTGGGGTACTTCGGAACAAACCGCGCCGAGTGATGACCTTATGGTTGGCGGACTTTTCTTTGAATTACAAAAACAATTAGGGGGTATGCAGTATGGCAACCTATAAACCTATAAGGAAAACGGCGAACGGCACGGAAGAAATCAAAATTCCGTATGCCGTTCTTGCCGACCCACCGACAATTCCTGATATAAGTGGAAAGGCTAACTTGTCGGGTGGAAACACTTTCACAGGCAAACAGACACTTAATAGCCCCGCCTCTGACGGTTATTCGATAGACGCAAGCGGATATGTAAAAGGCAGTTGGTTGCAATCGAGTGTTAAGTCTAACAACGGTTCGGGAACTGGAATGGTGTGCGTATTCGACAGTAGTGGTTGGATATATTATAGGACACCGAGCGAGGTTTTAAGTGAAGCAAGTGGTGTCCCTAAATCCGCTTTCTCTCTTTCGGGTACAACATTAACAATAACGGTATAAGATTATGGCACTTTATTTTAACAATGTAATGCCTACGGCAATAAAATACAACGGCACTGATTTGACCGTGTTAAAATACGGCACGACGGCGGTGTGGGGCAAACCTTTTTCGCTTACTGAACAACAAAGTTTTGGTTCGGAAGTTGGTATTCACCGAGACAGTTCGCCAAACCAACACGCAAGAATAGGCAACTTGGGTAGTGGCTCAACCGTATATTATGGAGATGTCCTTACAATTACAGCAACGCCTGCAAGCGGATATAAACTTGTTAGTTTTACTATTAACGGTACTGAATACGCAAGTGGTGAAACAAGCGCAGTTTCGCAAACGATTACAGTTACAAGTGCGGTTTCTATTATAATTAACACGGAAGCAGCTATTTCGTGGAAAACTATTTGGACGGGAAGCGAAACAGTACATACGTTTATGGTAACAACAGGTTATTTTTCGTACGGTTCGGGTATATATCAGGGTTCGGCAACAAAACAACACGCAATAGTTTCTAATGCGTATCCAACACGTATAACTTTTACCTTGGCACAAGAAAGTCCGCAAACAACCGATTTAACGCAATCGGTTAAGTATTTAACAATAGGTGACAATAGTAGTGTAATAGCAAGCATAAATTGGTCGTCCAACAACATAGATTTTAGCACAGTGATAAAAGGAAACAAACCAAATTCAACAGTGTTTTATGTTGGAAAGGCTGTTACTCTTACCAAAGTCGAACAATACTATTAAGGAGCAATTATGAACATAGATTTCACTAAATTTGCAGAGCAAAATATGCTCACTTATAATGACGACAAGACAAGGGTGTTTGTCAAACCCACGGGCAGACATAGTTTTACGGCATACCCGCTTGAAGATTTGTCGGGCGTAGTTGCACTAACGCTTGAAGAATATCTTGGACTTCGCACTAATTATTATCAATTCAATGAGCAACTCACGGGAATTGAAGAATATGTGGCGGAAGAAGAAAGCACCGAAGAAACCGCACTTGACGGCGATACCGAAAAATAAATTAAAAAAAATCATTACTTTTTTGGCATAAAGGTGTTGACATAACCACTTTTGTGTGATATTCTTTATTTGATGAGTGCGCAGACACCTATGTGTTTGTGCGCTTTTTAATTGAGGGTAAAAATGGATTGGCAAGATAGGGCTGACGAATTTGAAAGCAAAATGAAAGACCAAATGGCTGACGAAAACACTACTGAAATCGACGAAAACCTTTCGGACGATGAAGTTGTTGAAGAAACGGAGAAAGTGCCACAGAATGCAAATATCGCCGTTCCTGACGTGCCGAAAGAAGTTTCCACGTTCACCAACATTGCAACTGCTCGTATGCAAGAAGATTTTGTTTCGGGCAAGCGCGATGTAAATGAAACGGGTAAGGAAATCGTCCACGCACTTACTCTTGAAAAGTCCGTTGAAGAAACGCGTGAAAACCGCGACTTTTTGGCGGATATTAAAAAGACAAAGCAAGACGAATTAAAACTTAACTTTGAAAACAAGGTACTTGAAGAAGAACGCAAGAAGTTAGAGGCAAAACAAAACAAAGCGGAAGCCTTTTATAAGAGTTTCCGTCCTATTTTGGAATTTGACTTTTCTAACTTGCGTAAAGTACAAAAGAAGAGAGTTATTAAAGACGGCGAAAAGGCTGACGATATGCGCCGTTTCCGTCGCAAGGACGGCACGGAATATATTTATGAGAGAGAACAGCCTAAAACCTATGCGGATAGGTCGTATGGAATACCGCTTATGGTGCTTATGTTGTGTATCTTAACATTGCCCTATTGCCTTGTTACAATAATTCTTTCAATATTCAATGCCGTAAACGAAGTCTTTATGCAAATAGCAAACTTCGGCAAACCCGCACTTGTGATTTGTTCGTCGCTTGCAATTATGGCGATTATCGGCGTGATTGTCTATGTGATTTTGTTGCTTGTGCAAAACTCTTTCGGCGTAATAATATTCCCAGACAAAGCGGCTCTCAAACTTTTGAGCCTTTTATAATATTAAAAACGGAGTGTAAACTATGTTAAAAGTAAACTCGGAAAAATTACTTGGTGAAATCGCAAGACTGCAAGGCGAAATTGCGGATAACGACTTACACGCTTTCAACGAAGCAAAGGCTATCGGCGAACAGCGCGGTTGGAGCGATGTGCTTATCGGCGCATTTGCGGATATTCTCTTAAAGGAAGAAGCGGCATTTGATATTTCGGCGAAAAAGAAAACGCTTGATTATCTTATGCTTTTCGTGGAAGAAGTTGCGGACGAACCCGTGGAAGAAGAGGTCGTTCCCGCCCCCGCTCCCGCAGAAGAAGTTGCTCCCGAAGTCGTTGAGCAGCCCGTTGTTGCGGAAGCCCCCGTGCAAGAACCCGCAGAAGCCCCTTATATTCCCGTATTTTAATTATGTCAGACGATGAGGTGCTGAAACAAAAGATTGTCCGAAAGGCTCTTGATAATCGAACACTGCTTATTTTGTCGGTTATTGACTTGCTTTTCGGCATTGTTTCAATGTGCCTAACTTCGATTGATTGGCAAATTTGCTCGCTTATTGCAAGTTTGTTGTCTTTTGTGATGATACTTAAAATACTTGTAACGTATCGGAGCGACTTGAAATCAAATGTATCGACACTTATCATAAGCATAGCCGATATATTTACAGGTGCGTTATCGGTGGCACTTGCCGTTTACGCACTTAAAGCGATTGTCGTTTTGGTTTCATCGCTTAAAGTAACAAAGGTAGCGGTGCAAACAAGCAAGGCGGTTAAACTTATGGAAGCCACTAAACCTATTGCGGTCAAAACTCTTCCAAAAGTTGGGGCTATTTTTATAGCATTTTGTGCGACAAATATAAACAAAAAAAGAGGTAAAACTATGGCAAAGGAAAAAGTTGTCAAGGAAAAGAAAGCAAAAAAGCAAAGTGCTTTTGCAATTTACCTTAAAAACAATCCTAAAACGATATGTGGTATTGTTGCTTCGTTTATCGCAAGTGCAATGTCAGGCGCAGGTGCTTCGTGTGGGATTGTGTATGGGAATGTGCAAATCCCTTTGTGGGCAAGTATCATAATCGGCGTACTCGTGTTTGGCTTACTTATGGCAATTCTTTGTTTGGGTTGTGTGAGTGCGGGTTGGGAAAGCCCCATTATGGTGGCTCTTCGTAAAACCGCAAAGGCTCTCGGTTTCGGCAAGTCCGTTGACCTTGTAGAGCAGGCATTTGCAGAAGCGGAAGCACAAAAGGCAAACGAAGAAGCACAAGCAATCGCAAAAGCGAAAGCCGACCACGATATGTATGAAGCGGAATATCGCAGAGAAGTGGCGGACGGCAACTGCCTTGTATCGCTTGATGAGTTTATCGAGCAAAAGAAAGCAGAAGCCGAACAAAGACAGCAAGAACAGGCGAAACTCGAACTTCTTAACGAGTTCCGTGCGGCTGTTGCAAACGGTGCATTTGTCGGCAGTTTTGACGATTTTTGCGCTAAAAGATAACAAAACACAAAGGGTATGAAAATGAAACTCTATAAGATTATGAGTGGATTATTCATACTCTTAATTTTATGCTTATTGATTGCATATCACGAATTGTAGGGGGATAGGAAATGAACAAGAACGTTATCCGTGCGATGATATACCTTGTGTGCGTGTATCTTTGCGCGTGGTATGTTTTGAAATTTTCCTTTCCCGAACAATTTGTGCTGAAAATAAACAATCCGAGCATTATAAAATTCGGTCAATATGTTGATAGCCATATCGCGCTTAAACGGTTTTTGAACACGATAACGGCATTTATCACTTATTGGCTTTTTTTATGCGCCGTAACTCACAAACCATATCTTTCCGCTCCACGGTTGAGGACTTAAACAACTCGGCAAACTTCACCCGCCTTGAAAGTCAAGTTATGAACAACGGAAACCGCATTGAAAGCAAGGCGGACGCGGCGTATAGCGGAATTTGCAATCTCGGTTACGAAATGGCGCAGCAGTTCAACTCGACCAACTCGAAACTTGCGGATTGTTGCTGCGAAAACCGTTTGGCAATCGCCAACACGAACGCACATCTCGACCAAATCAATTCGTCAATCAACGCAAACACGAACGCACAAGTTCAAAAAGTCCTTGATATGCTTTATGCGGATAAAGTGTCCGCTTTGCAAGGGCGCATTAGCCAACTCGAATTGCAACAGGCAGTGTCGGGTGTCGTAAGATACCCCTCGACCTTTACGTATTCGGCAGGTCAGTCGCCGTTTTGCGGGGGCTATTGCGGGTGCGGCAACAATTTGGTTTAATGCTTTAACCAACTAAATCACTTTACGCTTGATAGCGTTCCTTGACAACGGGGGGAGCGACTATGCTCCCCTTTAACTTACAACAGGAGATTTTTATTATGGCTAATAATCAATATTGTAAAAGCACTTTAAGTGCATATAACAACACAAGCACGGCTCTTGCCAGCGGCGCACTTATGCCTATCAATAACAATGCACGCATTACGGGTTGCTCGATTTCTCACGTCAGTGGAAGTAATGCGATTAGGCTCTTGAAAAAAGGCTTGTATTTGGTGGCGTTCAGTGCCTCTGGCTCTTTCACGACAACGGCGGGCGAAGTTAGCCTGCAACTTTATCGCAATGGCGTGGCTGTCCCCACTGGTATAGTAACTCAAACCCCTACGGCAGCAACGGACATTGAAAGTTTTTCAACGGCGACCATAGTGGAAGTTAGGGACGCTTGCCCTTGTGCGGGTACAGGCACTCAATCAATCGACCTTACCTTTGCCAACACGGGCGTTGCGGCGACTTACACTTACTTTAATGTGTCGGTAGTGAAACTCGCGTAATTATCGCGGTTTTTTAGCAAGGAAAAGAAGAATGGAAGAAAAACTCTATGAAGTAAAAGTAGCAATTATTGATAGGATAACCAAAGCGGTTAGCGACACATCGGCGAAAATTTTACCCGCCGACTTAAAAACTCTTGCAATCATTGTCTTGCTTTTGTCCATTCAAAAAGGCGATGAAAAGTACGCCGATTTGATTGCTAAATTCATTACTCAAATACACACGGATATATAATTATGGAAGAACTCGAAAAAATCTATGATTATGTGGAAGAAGAACTTGCCGACGCTGAAAAATATGCGAAGTGCGCGGCAAAGTCAAAACTTGTAGGGGACACCGATAAACTATCTATCGCAACTAAACTTTCCGAAGCCGAACTCGAACACGCAGGTATTTGGTACGACTTTATGAGAAACAAGGCGAAAGCAATGCGGTCAATGTACGAAAGCAAAACAGAGCCTATGCCCGAATACATTGAAATGCGTATTACCGATATGACCGATTACTATATGGAAAAGTCGGCGAAAGTTAGGTATATGCTTGATAGCAACAGGAGATAAAGGACAAAAGAAAGGGGATAAGCACTTTGCCTATCCCTTTTCTCTTTATTCTTTTATAAGTTCGTCTAAATAGTTTTTTATTTTATCGGCAAATTCTAAAATCGCCTCTTGTTTCGCTTGCCGTGTCGCCTTTTCCCGTTCGGTTTCCCTTACTTCGCACACCGCAAACATAACATTGTCGGGCAATTCTGCTTTGGTATAGTGCGTTTCAAGTCCGCAAATCATAGGCGGATATTCTTTGTTGCCCATAAGTTTTTCGGGGACGCTCACAAAGTTTTCGTTGATGATAATTGCGTTCGCTTTTATGTGCTGTTGATACGCTAACGCTTGCGCTTCGTTAATTCTGTTAATAAGTTCGTTGATTGTCATTGTTTTTTCTTCCATTTTCTTCTCCTTTTCAGCCGAGAAAGGGCGGTTTCTCAACTTCGGGTGTTATTTTATTATGTTTTTGTTTTTTATTTACGCCGTTCCCGCCCAAACGGTGCATTGCTTATCTATTGAGTTTATAACTGTATAACCCGCTCTCAATGAGCCTTGTCATAAGTCTTTTTATCATAATCGGCGGAACGCTCATACCGCATATATATTTAGGTTTTTGCCCGCAATAATTATAATCTTGTGGGAATGTTTGTGCATTTATGATTTCATTTTGGTTAATTTTCGCTCCCCAATTCTCAATCCATATATCACTTCCTCCCGCAGTAATCGTAGGACATATTTTGTTTCGATAGACAATACGTTCGCTGAAATATGTACATTTATTATATAGCCTCATCATTGTATCACTAAGAAGTTTATCTTCTTCGTTTGACAGTTTTGCAACTTCTACCTTTTTGCCACTCTCAACAGTATGCTGTCCTGTCATAATATCCCCATATGTAATCGGCTCATAATTGAATGTAAGGTCAATATTTGACAAGTCAAAATCAAGTCTTGTCGCAACGAAAAACACTCTATGCCTTGTTTGAGGAACGCCCATATTTTCGCATTTTAATAACCAATGCCTTGCTGTATATCCTATCTCTCTGAATTTGGAATATATTTTTTCAACATATTTATACGCGTTGCCCAATAATAGCCCCTCAACATTTTCCATAATTACTGTTTTCGGACGAAGTTTTGCAACTGTATCAATGAATACGAAAGATAAATCATCAAGAGTTTGCTCGGATTGTCCCTCACGGAATTTCTTTTTCTTCCCCCAACTATCTTCTCTTTCGCCTGCCATTGAGAATGTTGTACAAGGCGGTGAGCCGTCAAGTATATCGAGGTTGAAAAGTTCTTCGGGCAAGTCTTTAAGTTCGTTGAATTTGCGAATATCCATAAGGTAGTTATGTTTCGGGTGATGATTTGCAACATATACGTCGTTCATCTTCTTGTCTATTTCGCAACAACCGAGAACATCAACACCGCATAACTTATAACCCATTGTGCTACCGCCGCCGCACGCAAAGCACGAGAATGCAGTAAGCCCGTTTTTTGCAGGATAATCGGTCGCCATATTCCATTTCCAATCGGTAGATTTGATTGTCTTATAATCTGTAAGTGTTTCATCAATATCCCATAATGCTACTTGTTCGTTCATTCTTTCACTCCTTATAAGTCGTCAAAACTGATTTGATTTTCGTCGGCTTCCTTGTTCCCGTATAACCACCAGTCCATAACTTCCGTACCGTTCTTCCACGACACTTTTTTATCGTTTGGCATATTTTCAAGCATTTTGTCGAACGCTTTGATATAACAATCAACGATTTTCGGATAGTCCTTTAAGTCGTTAAGTTTATCTTCTATTCTTGCCATAGGGCATAAAATACAACCAAGTCTTTTCCTTGTGCCGCCACATTGTATATACAACGGATTTTGTTTGATATTTTCGGCTTTTGAAAACTCCCAAATATCGTCGTCCGTCCAGTCAATTATCGGGTTAATAAGCGTTTTTTGTGTTCGGTAACATAGTTCAATCATTCGGCGGTTTTCATTATTGTCCATATTGTGTATGACTTCCACTCCCTTTCCGCCAAATATCTTTGCTTCTCCCGCTTTTTTAGCACGAGAAACGCTTTCGGCGGCTCTTACACCCGTAACACATATCCGTCCTTTCCCGCTTGCTTCTTTGAGTTCGGAGCAACAATAGCGGCATATTCTTGTCGGTGGCATATGCTTTTTGACAATCAAGTTCCACATAGTTTTTTGAGTTCCGTCCGCATATCTTGCCTTTTCGACGATAACTTCCTTGTCGTCCATTATCTCTCTGACAACCGACGGAATATCTACCGTAGTTAAGTTATAATGCAGTTCGTGCGGTACTCCGCTCATTCCCATAAGGTGTCGAATAACCTTGCTATCCTTTCCGCCGCTGTAACATACATACAACGGTTCTTCCGATAAGTTCGCTAATTGAATACGCTTAATAGCATTTTCAACTTTATTAACAGTTCCGTCAAGTCTATATTCTATAAGTGCCATAATCTACTCCTTATATATCGTAATCTTCAATGCTCGGCACGCGCCCTATTATATCCAGTTGCTCTTTGGTGTACTCCCGCTTTGTGAAGTTCGCCTTGCCTTGCTTTGTCCGTTGCTCTTTAAGTGCGTTGAAAACCCACTTTCTTATCGCCAAATAGTCGCTCTTTGCTTTGTACCCTTTGTACTCTCGATACTCCGATAAAAACTCAATCGCTTCCTTTCCGTCGGTCATTCCGATAAGCGTGTTATATTCCTTTTCAGTCAATAAAACATTCTTATATTGCCCATACTTGTGTTTTGGAGCGGGCGACGACGGCTTGTCCGTCGGGCTTTCTTTTTCTACATTTATGTCTTTTTCTTCTATATCTTTAATATCTATCTCTTTATCTCTTAATCTCTTTATCTCTATATCTGGTGGAAAATTTTCCACCTTTGTTCCACCTTGTTTTCCACTTTGCCTATTTGCAATTTGAATTTGTTTCTTTTCGGCGGAAATTGTTTGACTTCCTATAAGCCTGTCAAAATCAGCAATCTGCAATATACCGTCTTGCTGTTCATAGACAAGTCCGAGTTTCTTGTAGAGTTCCAAAGCAACCCGAACGGTGTCAATATCAAAGTGTTTGCAATCTCTTTGTATCTTTTCAACGTCGTAGGGGACAATGATTTCACCGATTTGTCTTGCAAGCAATCCGTTTGAGTTTACCGATTTTAAGCAAAGCATTTGATACAGTACAACATAGTTTGCGCCGTTCCTTTGCGAAAGTAAAAAATCAACCGTGTCGCTTGTCAAAAAATGGTCGGTAAGTTTTATCCAGTAATACCTTTGTTTATTATATTCTGCCATAGGCAATCTCCTTTTATCCAATAAAAAAACCACTTAAACTTCCCTTATTGTGATAGGCGGGGTTGTTTAAGCGGTTTAGGATAACCGATATTCAGTTGCCGATACTCAATGCTATCACTCACCGAATACCGATTACAAGCCTATTATATGCTTGCTTTATGCGTTTGTCAAGCGGTTTTTGCGAAAAAGTTAAGAAAAATTAAACTTCCCAGCGATGACCGCAATTTTGGCAAATAGCATATTGTTTGGTTTTACTACCTTTCTTTATAAGTAAAGGAAAGAGAAGTGCAACACCGCAAGTAAAGAAACCGAGAATAAGCCAAAGGCAAACACCGAGAACGCCACGCTTTTTTTGTTCGGCAACAACTTGAACTTTTACATCATCACTTTTGCAATTCGGGCAAATCATAACAAATCTCCTAATTTGGTTTTATTTATAGGAAAATACTACCATAGACCACCTATAAAGTCAAGAAAAAAAAGTATAAAAAAACATTGTCAAAGTAGTCGCAAGTGGTTGACAAGCGGATAAACAAATGGTATAATGATAAATAGTTGGAGGTTAGAAATGGAAAACTCGAAAGAAAAACAAGAAACGAAAAGAAGTATCAAAATCAGCGAAAGCACTCATACGAAAATGAGTGATATTAAGGGGTACTATGGAATATCCTTTACGAAACAAGTGGACATTGCCATTAGGGACTATTACGATAAAATGAAAAAAGGGCAACTGCAATGAAACGGTTTTATGCTTTTGAGAAAGACAAGCCGCAGAGTTGTAAAGAATGTAATTGTCATAAGTATGTACACGAATTAAAGCCTTGCGACGTATGCTGTTCGGTAGTAACGAAATATGCGTGCCTTTTGGACGGTCATTATGATTTTGTGAGTTTTGAAAACACTTACGAAAAGTGTCCGATAAAATCACTTGACAAGGTAATTAAAAAACTTATAAAGGAGAATAAAAATGTTACTTGATTGGTTGTTTGGCAGCAAAGATAGTGAAGTCGATAGAGCGGACGACGAAGTTTCAATTTTTGAAGATGACGATGACGACGAACTTTGACGAAGAAACCCACAAATATACAATAGATGGAATAGAATATCCGAGCGTAACCGAAATTTGCGAGCCGATTTCTTTTAAGAGATTAGACGCGTTATCCAAAAGTTTGCTTGACAGGGCAAAGCAACGCGGCACGGAAGTCCACGAACTTTGTGAAACTTATGCGCTTACAGGCGAAGTTGATGACGAAATGAAAGAAAGCCCATATTTGCCCTATATCGCAAGTTTTGTCGAATGGTATAAAACTTATCGACCAAAAGTGATTTACACGGAAAAGGCACTGTTTTCGGTGAAATTAGGGTATTGCGGGAAATGCGACCTTGTTTGCGAGATTGACGGAAAGATTTTTTTGATTGATTACAAGGCAACAAGTGTAATTGACAAGAAGTCGTTGTCGGTGCAGTTGGTCGGGTACAAGAACTTACTTGCCGAGTACGGCATAAACACCGAGTGCGAATATGTATTGCACTTAAAGAAAGACGGATATGTTTTCAAACCGATAAAACTCGATTATGAGTGGTTTGATATTTTACTTAAACACAATAAAAAATTAAAGGAGAAATACCGAGATGAAGTTAGATGATTTAACGGGTAGGAGATTTGGTAGGCTTGTTGTAATAAGTAAATCAGACAAAAACAATGGTGGGAAAACATACTGGAATTGTGTTTGTGATTGTGGAAACAAGTGTGTTGTATATGCTAATAAATTAAAAAGTGGCGAAACAAAGTCGTGTGGTTGCATAAGAAAAGAAAGATTAAGTAATATGACAAAAACACACGGTCAACGGCAGACAAGAATTTATAGTATATATACAAATATGAAATCGCGGTGCAATAATAAAAATATGTCGGAATATTATTGTTATGGCGGGCGGGGGATAAAAGTTTGCGAAGAATGGAGTGGCGAAAGCGGCTTTGAGAATTTTTATCGCTGGGCAATGGCAAATGGGTATAACGAAACATTGTCTATTGACCGAATAGATAATAACAAAGACTACTCTCCCGAAAATTGTAGGTGGGCAACAAAAATACAGCAAGCCCGTAATAAAAACAATAATCATAAGGTTTTATACAACGGGAAAGAATATTGCATTTCTGAATTGTTGGAAATAGCAAAAGTTAAAAAACCTGAAACTATCAAGCGTAGATTATTATATGGCTGGACAGTTGAAGAAGCAATAAACACAAAATCTAAAACTTATAAAGGAAGATGAAAATGGAAAACGAAGTAATAGTTTATGAAGCACCACAAGTTGATATTAAGTCGTATCGTTCCGATTATCTGGTTTCGATTAACGATAAACAAGTAAGTCTTAAAAGAGATGTTGATTTTGGCAAGATAACTCGCAAAGACGGCTCTGCAATCACCAAACGTCCGTGTTTATATAAGGCGGGCGCACACAAAATCTTAACATTATTCGGTTTGAGATACACCACCGAAATGGTTAAAGAAGTTGCCGATTTTGAAAAAGGATATTTTTATTATGTTTTCAAGTGTACGGCATATTATGGTGATATGGCAGTAAGAACAGGCTGGGGTTGTGCAAACACAAACGAGAAATCAAGCGGTTTTGCAAGTGCATACGACGTGGCGAACACGAAACTTAAACTTGCCGAGAAAAGAGCCGAAGTTGACCTTGCAATTAAACTTGCCGACGCAAGCGGTTGGTTTACGCAGGATATTGATGATGAAGATAATGAGCAACGGGCAAAGGAAATTCTGTCTGACAATGACCCGATAACCCCGAAACAAATCAAGAGAATTTTTGCGATTGCGGCGAACAATGAGATTACGGCGGAAAAAGCAAAGCAACTTCTTGTGAGCAAGGGCTATGCGTCCACAAAAGACATCAAGCAAAAAGACTATGATGAAGTGGTCGAATATTTTGAAAAATACAATGAAAACAAATAAGGAGAAACATATATGATTTATCTTGTAGAAAAAGGCGAAAACAAAAGTAAGTATGAAATCCGTAAAGCAAAGTACATTGAGAGTTGCAAGTGCAATAAACTCAATATACAATACAAAGACAAAGTAACAAACGCTTATGAAGAAGCGACAATCACGATTTGGGGCGAGCAGTTGGCGATTACCCCGCATAATTGGGAAAAGAAAACCAAAGGCGACGAAATTCAAATCAACAAGGTGTCGGCAATCGGGCTTAACCCCGAATACAAAGGCAAGAGAACTCTTAACATTACAGTTCCGTCCGACGGCTTCTCGCTTATAAGAGCGAATTGGGGCAACGACGGCGACACCGAAACAACCACGACCGCACCGCAATCTTTTAGCGGAATGGACGACTTTTTACCTTTTTAAGTGAATAATGGATAAGTTTGTTATTATATCGGACACAAGACAGCAAGAGGGCAAGCACGAAGCAAAACTTGCATATTTTAAGGCACAAGGTTATAAAGTAGTAAGGACGAAACTTTTTGTCGGCGACTATGCCCGACTTGATAACCAAACGATAGCCATTGACACGAAGAAAGATTTTCTGGAACTCTGCGGAAACGTCTGCGGAAACCAACACGAAAGGTTTAGGGACGAGTGCAAGCGGGCGAAAGAGTGCGGAATACAACTCATTATTCTTGTAGAGGAAATACCGCCGCACGGAAATTTGGATGAATGGCACTCTCCCCGAACGAAAGTCAAAGGGGAAACCCTTGCAAAGTGTTTGCGAACAATGCAAGAGCGATACGGTGTTAAGTTTGGCTTTTGCGACAAAGCAAGCACGGGAAAAATCATTATAAACATACTTAAAGGAGTAGATAAATGAAAGTACGACAAGTGGCGGAACTCGTTAAAGAGATTTTGGAACAGAAACCGAAAGCAAGGGACTGCGATTTTGTCCTTTACGGTTTTGTGTTGAACAAGTACGGGTATTCAATCAATATACCGTTTAGTGAACTTGCGGAAAGAGTAAAGGCGAAAGAAATTCCGTCAATGGAAACGGTCGGGCGCACAAGGCGCAAATGTATGGAACTTTACCCGTCATTGCGCGGTAAGTCTTATGAGCCAAGAGAAGAAAGGCAACTTGAATTTGTCGATTTTGCAAAGGACGGAAGTATATGAAACCCGAAGATTTTATTAAAGAGCAGGAAAAGCAAACAAAAGCGGCGTTAGATTTTGGCACGATATTTACACTTTTTGCGATTGTTGGGCTTGTACTTGACATTGTGCTTGCCACAAAACACGCCACAACGGGTGTGGAAATCGCAAGTTATGTAATTATAGGAATAATATTAGTGCTTGTAGTTTTTTCGTCATTAGCGGCGGTAAGGTCAGCAAAAGCCGATATGAGAACACTTAAAGCACTTAAAAAGGCGGTGGAAGAATATGACAAGCAAGCAGAATGAGAAATTACAAGACCTTGTATGTGCAATGATATATAAGTGGTTTGGGTTAAACATAGGCGACCTTGCCAAAATAGCAAAACCCTCAAAGTTTGCTTGCATTACGCCCGACGAAATACAAAGGCTTTGCCGAGAAATAGGAGAAGAAAATGATTAGTTTATTCAATGAAGATATAATGGCGCTGCGGATTTATACAAGAGTGGTAAAACCCACCGAGAACGAGTTTATCACCTATCCCGACACAATCTGGAAGAAGATACTTGTATTATATGAAGAAAAGACGCCGAACTTTAAGGACACCGTTTTTTCTATCATAGAGTATGAGTTTGAAAACGATAACCATACCGTTTATGAGAATAGGATAAAACTTGAAAACCTAACCGATTATAGGGATAAGTGCAACAACGTTCTTGACGACGGATTTAGGGAAATTGAAGTTCGCGCCTTGCAAGACGAACTCGCCGAATTGTATTACGGCAAAGAGCCAAAGGAATAATATATGTTAGATATTATACAAGATATTGACGAAAATGGCGAACCCGTCCAAATGGACGAAATCGACTATAAGATAGACAAAATCAAAAAAGGCACAAGCGAAATGTTTTCAAGACTTATCGCTGAAAAAACCGCAAACGAAGCCCGCTCTAAACCGCTTACGGCAAAATACGGCTATCGCCTTGCAACAAAAATTACGGCGGTTATCCACCAACTCGGGCTTAAAGACACCGACCATATTATTAGTCTAAATAATGACGATATAAGGGGCTATTTCAACGCCTATTCCGACCTTATCGCATTTTACAACGAATACTTTGACTTTCCTGCCAACAAGCAAGATTTTTGCGCCCTAATCGGCATAACGGTAAAAGTTTACAATTCGTGGGCAGAAGATGACGATGACGAGCGACGGCTGTTGGTGCAATCAATCGACGACTATTTCAACTCGCTCGGCTTTCACGCTGGCGAAGTCGGAAACGTCAACGACAAGGCAACAATGGCGCGAATGAAAATCAAGGACGCGGGGCAAGGGCTTGTGGAAAACAACTTCTCGGCAACAATCTCGGTTGAAAACAAACTTAACCAAAGCCCGCTTGAACTCCAAAAGCAACTTGAAAGGCTACTCGGCGCAAGTATGACGGCGGAACAAAAAAAATTAAAATAATAAAATAAAAATGCTTGACAACCGCATTTGGATATGATAATATTAAACCATACCAAAGGCGGTTTTTACATAAAGGAGTAAGAAAAATGAACTTTGCTTATATGAGAGTTAGTACAAAAGATAAACAAGAATTTATCCGTCAAGAGTTTGTGCTTAAAGACTATAAGATAGATAAAGTGTTTGAAGAAAAGATAAGCGGGACTAAAAAGGCTTGCGGTCGTCAAGAGTTCGAGAAAATGCTTAAAGAACTTAAAGCAGGCGACACGGTTTACTTTGAGAGTATGAGTAGAATGGCAAGGTCGGTGCAAGACCTTATCGAAACCACTGACTTGCTTGCTCATAAAATGAAAGTAAAGGTAGTATTTATTAAAGAAAATCTTTCTGTCGGCGGAAATGGGCTTGACGCAATGGGCGCACTGCTCTTTAATGTAATGTCGGCATTTGCACAATTCGAGCGCGACATCATAGCGGATAGGACAAAACAAGCATTGCAAGCCCGAAAAGCGGCGGGAGTGGCACTTGGACGCAAGAGAAGCGACAACTATGATGAGCAAGTCGCCGAGATTGAAAAGTGCCTTAAAAACGGATATACGGCGCGAGAGATATGGGAAAACCGAGAAGAACTCGGAATAACCTATGGTCGCTCCCGTGTCTATGAATTAGTAAAAAACATTGGAGGTAATAGATGAAAACAACAAGTGAACTTATGGCAACGATTGCCGAGTGCCACGCAAAAGTTTCGCCTATGATAGCGGACGAGCAATGGGTGGACAGCGACGGCAACATTTATCAAATTGACAGGTCGCCCATAAATTGGGCAGCGGTCGTTAAGGCAAACAAATTGAAGAAGAAAAGGAGAAAAAGAAAATGATAAGAAGTACAATGTTGACAGACGCGTTCGGTGAGTATAATAGCGACTGCGAAAAGGTGGAACGCCTTGAAGCACTTGACGAGGCGATTGCCGAGATAGAAGAGTTAGGCTTTGAAACCTACGCAGGGCGCACACTTGCAAAACTCAAAGAAATGCGAGAGTATTGCAAGGAAGAGATTAAGGAAGAAGCGGAATTTGAGGGTGTTTGCCCTTATTGCGGAGCGGACTTGGAATATTCCGATAGAAGCGGAGAATACGAGTGCCACGAGTGCGGATATGGCGGCGGATATGTGCCAAACGAAGATAGGCTTGAAGAGATTTAAGGCAATGACGAAATCAAATTTTTTATACAAAACAATAAACAAAGACGGCGATGTTGAATGGTGGTATGAGTATCGTGGGTATGAATATTCAATTACACCTTTCAAAACGGAGTGGTCGTTATCGGAACTCCACAAGAATGAACAAAGCAACATAGATAGGCTGATTGAAATAAACCATAAGCCGTCATTTAAGGGCGAGCCTGCTGAAAAAGGGTTTGAACTCTTTTGGAAATATTTGGAGGAATAAAAATGACAAGACAAGAACAAATAGAAGAAATGGCGAAAATCGTTGATGAAATGTACAATGTATACACAACGACAGCGGACGATATTGCAGAGGGATTATATAACGCAGGTTATCGAAAGACCTTTACAGGCGACCTTGCAAGCGACACGCAAAAAGCGTTCAAAGAGGGGTACGAGAAAGCGCGTAAAGAAACGGCGAAAGAGATTTTTCAAAAAGTAGTAAACATTTGTAGAAAAGAAGAAGATTTCCAAGACGGCACAGTAAACACACAACTTGAACCTTTATATTTCGGAATAATGAACGGTTGTGCTTTTATAAGAGGTGAAGTAAAAGAACTTGCAGAACAATACGGCGTGGAGGTGGAAGAATGAACAAAGACGATATTAAGAAAGCATTAAAGTTTTGCGCTGACATCAACGACTGCGACAACTGTCCGTACGATGTTGTTAGAAGTTGCAGCGACAGGCTAAAACTCGACGCTCGTGAACTTATCACTGAACAAGAGAAAGAGATTGAACGGTTGAAAGCGGAAAACGAACAACTCAAAGTGAAACTTGAAAAAAACCCGTTGACAATTAAGCAAAAGATAATGGAAGAGGACGACTACGAATTAACCGAGCGAGAACAAGCAACGCTGTTTCTTGATAGAATGGAAAGCGACGTCGAAATTCTCCACGATATAGTTGAAAACCTTGACGAGTTGCTCGGGAAAGGTATAGACGAGTACATAAAAGGCATAAGACGGCGTTGAGGGCTTAAAGGATATGTGGGAGCGTTCGTCGGTCAGGGAGTTTGCGGAAAAGTTGAAAACACGACTTGAAGCAAAAGAGCAACACTATATTTGTATGTACGATTGGAATGGACACTCCGCTGTAACGGATTGTGAGAACGATGTCGATGAACTGTTAAAGGAGTATGAAGAATGAAGCACACAAAAGGCGATTTACAACAAATGCAGTCTTTGCCACTTTCAGCGAAAATCTTAATGACGAAACGCCGTATTCGTGAGTGGTATGATTATTGGGACGGTCAAGTATATGTTTCGTTTTCGGGTGGAAAGGATAGCACGGTATTATTACATATTGCCCGTGAGTTATATCCCGACATTGAGGCGGTGTTTGTCAATACGGGACTTGAATATCCCGAAATACAATCGTTCGTAAAGACATTCGACAATGTAACGATATTGCGCCCGAAAATGCGCTTTGACGAGGTAATTAAAACATACGGCTATCCGATGATAAGCAAGGAAACTTCGCAGGATATATACGACGCAAGAAAAAACCCTCTATCAAGAGCGGCATCAAAGTTTGATGAAAATAGCGAGTATGTAAAAAAATATGGCACTCGTTACTGTTTATCAAAGTGGAAACCAATACTTGATAGCGACATACCAATTTCTCACAAGTGTTGCAATGTGATGAAAAAGAAGCCTGCAAAAGAATTTGAAAAGAGAACAGGGAAAAAGCCAATTCTTGCTACAATGGCAAGCGAAAGTAATCTGCGCGAAAAGATATGGATGATGAATGGGTGTAATGCCTTTAACTCAAAACGGGCGACAAGCCAACCATTGTCTTTTTGGACGGAACAAGATGTATTGCAATATATCAAAGAGAACAACATTCCGATTGCTTCCGTTTACGGCGATGTCGTATATAAAGAGGACAGCGACCAAATGCGCATTGAAGATTACGGATTGATGGTTGCGGAACGGAAAAACTTTGCACAACGGGTTGCAATAGAACGGGTTGTATCTTTTGTGCTTTTGGGGCGCACCTCGAAAAAGGCGAAAGCCGATTTGAAAGGTTAAAGCGCACTCACCCGCGCCAGTATGAGTATTGTATCGGTGGAGGCGAGTATGTAAATGGTGTATGGCAACCGTCGAAAGAGGGTTTAGGAATGGGACACGTTTTCGACGAACTCAATAAGATTTACGGCGACGGATTTATAAAGTATTAAAGGAGTATGAGAAATGAAATCGGTTTTAATATCAATTCAACCGAAATGGTGTGAGAAAATAGCAAGCGGAGAAAAGACAATCGACGTGCGAAAAACTGCACCGCAAGAAGTGCCGTTCAAGGCTTATATCTACGAAAGCAGAAATGGCGGGCATAGATGTAAACATTGCAATGAAAAAGATAGTTGTTATTCGTATGCGCCAAAAAATGTAGGTTGCTATAACGGTAGTGGCAAAGTAATCGGCGAGTTTGTATGCAATTCGGTTGACGAATACCCTTACGATTATTGCGACGGCGTGGACATTGACGACGATACTATACTGGAAACGGCTATTGACCGTGAAGATATAAACATTTACGCAAAAGGCAAAACCCTTTACGGTTGGCATATCAGCGACTTGAAAATATACGACAAGCCGAAAGAGTTGAGCGAGTTTAGAAAACCTTGCGACCGTTTTTTAGATTGTTGCACTTGCAGACGGCTTGTACGCAATGAATATATGAGTTGTGATAACAAGATTACCCGTCCTCCGCAATCGTGGTGCTATGTTGAAGATTTAGGAGAAGAAAAATGAAATTAGAACTAAAAAAGAAAGACGAGGACGGCGCAACTTTTTATCGTTATCGTGAAGATGACTATTTAATATGGTTTTCTCAATACGACAATGGGAATATTTACCGAGTAAACATTCAAGGAAACGACGGCATAGAATATTTTGCAGTTGAAGATGAAACTTATTATCCGAAAGAGTTTTATTATACTGTTCCGAGAACAACAATATCGTCAATGAAAGAATTTGATGAGTTTAATAAAAAGATACAAAGTGCAGAAGAATTAAGATGTTTTCTTCGTCGGTTTTTTGCAGAAAGCGAACACGGCAAACTGTATTTTAATCAACATAATAAGGAAGAAGAAAAATGAAACAAATTTTATTCCGAGGCAAACGAGTAGATAACGACGAATGGGTTTACGGTTTTCTTGTAGAAGCATTAAATTGTGTTACAGACAAAAATGAAACATTTATAATCGAACAAGACGCAACTTATTTTACCTACGGAGAGTTTGCTTACGCAGTTGAAGTTAAGCCAGAAACCGTTGGGCAGTTCACAGGCTTATGCGATAAGAACGGCAAAAAGATTTTTGAGGGCGATATTGTAGAAAGTCCGCACGGAACGCAAGGGGTTGTAGAGTGGCAATACGCAGAATGTGCGTTTTTAGTCAATATCGGCGACGATTGGCAAACAATGGACAATTGCCCTTATGAAGTAGTCGGCAATATATATGACAATAAGGAAGAAGAATGAAAACACGAGAAATTACGGACGAAATTAAAAAGCAAGTAGTCGAGTGCTATAACCGTCATTATTCGACAGAAAAAACACTTAACATAATTCCTATAAGCATATACCAGTATTATGGGATATTACACGAGGCAAGGGAAAAGGGCGAGTATGTGATACCGCCCCACTCCCCAAAACCAAAGTCGCCGAAACCGCAGAAAGTGCAGAAACAGCACGAGTACGATGTGCGCCGATATAATAACCCTAAAACCGCAGAAAACATAGAAAAGACCATTGCAATGCGGGCGGACGGAGTAACGCTCCGAGAAGTCGCAGAAAGGCTTGGCGTGTCGCTTGGAATGGCAAAATACTATTGGAGTATAGCAATATATAGGGGCGAGAAAAAGACGGGCAGACCGAACAAGTTTGAGCCGAACGGCGTTGAGATTGCCAGAATGAGGCAACTATATGCGGGCGGAGCGTCGGTTGCCCAGATAGCCGCAGAAATGGGCGTATGCGAGGCGACAATATACAAGTACATAAAAGATAATAAATGGCACAGGGCGGCGGTCAGGGATATTCACCGCGAGCGCGTGATATATTTATACCGTTGCGGGTTATCGTATAGCGATATAGCCCGCGCAATAGGTCATAGTATAAACTATGTAAGCACATTGTTAGACGGGGAAAAGGAAAGGCGCAAGCCGTGGACAGACGACGAAATGGATTTGATTGCAGCCGTCAAGAGCGGGAAAAGTGTTGCCGAGATAGCACAGGAAAAGGGACGGAGCGCAAACACAATATCGCAATATATTTACCGATTAAGGCAAGGCGGAAAGATACCGCCGAGCCAAAGGGCGATAAACCGCCTTAAAAACGGCGAAAGCACGGCGGACGAATAAGTTATCAACCGAGCATAAAAAACCGCCCACGGGGCAACCACGGGGCGGAAAAGGGCAAAAAGATACCCACGGCACAAAACCGTGGGCTTTTCTTTACTTGCCTCTACAAGCGCAAAGCATTGTTTTTGCCGAGCCGTCGGGGGTTTCAATAAAAACAGGGTGAGTTACATTGTCGGCGTCAACCGTGATAAAAACGCGCTTATTATTTCCATAATCTTTAAGCGAGTTAAGGATTTCGGCGAGCATTTTGGCGTCAATGTCGATTTTGACGGGTTGCCTTGGTGCGTTCATTGCATAAAGGTGTTCCCAGCCGATATAATCAACGTCATAATTCGTTGTTAGACGTGTTGTGCCGTCGCACATTGTTACGGATTTGTCGTCGTTTATGATAAAGACAACGAGCGGTGCGTGCTTGTCGATTTTAACGGGTTTAATGAAAAAGTCAAATATGGGTTCGTTGTCGGTGATTATGTCAGTTGACGTTACGGTCGCAAGTCGGAAAGCGTCGCAACCGATAGCGGTCGCCTTGTTTCCCCTAACTTCGATTTTGATATATTGCAGATTTTCGCGCACGCTGTTAGTGTCGAGGCACGCTCCGCAAACTTTGAACATTTTTCTAACATCATTAGCATTGATTGATACGGCTTTCATTTTTTTAACTCCTTTGATTTTATTATTTTTTAAGCACTTCTTCAAGTGTGTAAATGTATCTTTCGCGGGAAAATACCACCGCTCCGAAAAGGCGGGCAACCGCATAAGCGCGTCGCTTGTCGGTGTAATCCATTTGTTTTCCGTTGATAAAAAGCGTATAGATTATCATTTTTTTATTCTCCTAAAATGTATTGTATGTCGGCTGTCGGTAAGTCGCATATTTGCACGCGTTGCAGGTCGGGCGAGTTCGGTAGCGACACAAGCGCGTCGCCCTTGCCGAGCAGGTCAACAGCCTTTGCACAGTCAATTATATTGATACTATGTCTTTGGTTATTTACCGACAGGCAGATTTTTGTTTGGCAGCCGTATTTAACCGTCGAATTGATAACTTGTAGCACGGGATTTTGCGTGGCTATGATTGCAAACACATTGCAGGCGCGCCCCAGATTGACAACTTTATTCATAAGTGTATCAAGCATATCGCGCGCTTCCTTTGTGCCTTGTCGCAGTTGCGCGTATTCGTCGATGACAAGCACGAAAAGCGGAAAGTCGGAAAGGTCGGCTTTTCTCTTGCCTTTTTCTTGTAGTATCTTGTATCTCTTGTCGATTTCGTCGGCAGTCTTGCGAATAAGGCGCAGGGCTTCGTCGAATGTATAGGCGACGGGTTCAATAAGTTGCGGCAAACGTCCGTCGTATATTGAAAACTCCGTGCGTTTTAAGTCAACCATTAAAAAGACGATTTCCGACGGTTTCGCGCCGATTGCAAGCGAAAGCACAAGGTTATTTACGGCAACGCTTTTGCCGCTCCCCGTTGCGCCCGCAACAAGCACCGAAAGGGTGTCCATAATATTAGCAGTAATAGGTTTATTATCCGTATCAATGCCGATGAGCATTTCGCCCGCGCACTTGTTGTATGCGTTGCGCCCGAAAGCGAAAAAGTTAGGAAAAGCGCGTTCAGGGTTCGGGATTGTGATTTTAAGCGTGTTTCCGACGCCCGTATTTGCGTTGTAAGTGATTTTTTGCCCCGTGGCGATTTCCAGTGCGCCGACAGCCTTTTTGACCGTTTGCGGCGTGTTGCCGCCGTCAAGGGTTGCCGTGTAGGTTGTGCAGGTGTAGCCCAAAACGGCAGGCGCAACCGTGCAAGGCGCGCCGTGTGCCGTCAATGTCGATTGTATAAGGTTTTCAGGATAGTATTTCATCTTTTCGCGTTCCACTCCTCCGCAAGTCTTTGCGCCTCCGCCCACGTCCCGCACGGGTAGGCGTGCAATACCTTTCCCGCTCGGCTCGAATTGTTCAAAAAGTATAAAATGTCCGCGTCGCGTGGTATGCGCTCGGCGACAAAATATCGCGCCGTCGGGTTTTGGTGTATGTCTAAAATATCCGATACAATGTAAATGTATTTCATTTTTTCGCCCTCCTATATTGCGCGCCGTCGCGCGTCCAGTTGTATTCGCAATAAATAATTGCACGGTCGTTGCGGTTGCCGCTTTTGTTCCAGTAACAATAGCCCTTGCCGCTCGATAATATGCCATACTCGGCAAGTTGTAAGCCTCTTTCCTCGGCGTTTCTTTCCGCCGCCTTGTATGTCTTGTACTCTTTCATTTTCGTATTCTCCCTTATTTTCGCGTCATCTCGTACACGTCAAACATTTTCCCGCTTGCGACTTGTCGGAAGGTATAGCCGCACGCCTCAAAAATCGAATAAAAGCACGATACCCCGCACCCGCCATCGAATGACGGCAAGCCCGCAAACGTATGGACGCCATACGGGAAAATTCCGCCCGCCTCCGCGTGGTCGTATAATATTTTAAGTATTTCGGGGTTTTGATTAAACGCGCTTGCGATTGCCGCGCTCTCTTTATCATACCCGCACCCGCTCGCGCTTCCATACGTTGCGACGCGCTCCGCCGCCACTCTCGCGCGGGGGTTCATTCCCCACGTTTGCGATTTGTGCCACTCGACGACGACAGACACCGCCGCGGGGGTTTCGGCTTCTTCGACCTCGTGGACGCGCTCAAAGCGTTTTTTTGCGTCGCGTGCCGCCTCTCTCGCGCGTTTCGTCTGCATTCTGTTTTTAATCGTTTCGGGGATAGGCTCGCCCGCTGGTAGTTCTTGCAACGCTGCAAGCGTCGCGGGGGTCGTGTATTGTTTCAGATACCACGACGCCAGAACGTCGCCAACGGTCGCCGTTGTTATTTTTGCCGCAAAGTCGGCACACTCTTTGCCCGCGTGAGCGGTGATTTTTTCCTTTAATTCATTATATTGATATACCATTTTATACACTCCTTTGCCCGCGTTTATGCCCGCGGGCGGGCGATTTGTTTAGTTTTGATTTTCAAAAATATAAATGTCGCTTGCGTTGTTTTCAATGGCTTTTAGATAGTCGATAGCCGCGCTATATTTATTCGCTTTGTATAAAGTCAGAACGGGCGTTATTTTCTCGTCTCCTAAATATCCAAGTCGCACCTCGTAAACCTCTTGATTTGTTGATTTGTCGCGCCACTCGATTATATTAAAAACAAACCCGTTTTCGGTCGCCTTTGTGTATGGCGTGTCATAATATGCCAATGTTTTGGCGTTTTTGGTTTTAATAATTTCGCTAATCATTGTAACTCCTTTCGGGCTTGCGGTACGACTCACGGAGAGATGGCAGAGCGGTTGAATGCGGCGGTCTTGAAAACCGT